GAGTAATTATCGACACTACCACTATACACACTGAAAGGGTCTGATGATACACCACTAAGTTGAATGTAACTATCTATGTTTGTAGCCAGTTGTTCTAACCCAACTGGGGAATATAAGTCCTCATAGAAAATACTTTGTTGTGACACCTTTCCTAATAGGTTGTTGTTACTATCATAGAAATCAAATCCTAATCCATTAGAAGTACTCCCAGTGTCTGTGTGAGTCAATAGGAATGACTTTGTGGATGGTTCAATTCTATATTTCTGAGAAGGGTTGTTATGTGTTAAGAATGTTGATATCTTATTATCAAAAGTAGAACCTGTACAATCTACTGGGTCTATGTAATATGGTTCAAAAGAATCAACACTATAATCTAATCTATTTATATGGGCGTTATAACACCTTAAATCTAATACGGACGCTTCGTTAAATATTGAAGTAATCCTACCATCAGCGAATCTAATTCCTCCACCTATCTCAGATGTCGCTGTGGTGAAAGGTTTATTTGTCACCAATATAACTCCAGTTGAAGCGGTGATAATATCTATAATCGTAGATACACCATTGTATGAGGGACGACTTGTTCCATATATTGAACCTGGTTCTACAGGTGATGCGTTACCAAACCCTATGTTTGTAACTATTGATGTAGTCGTTGTAGCTGACGTTGTTGTTGTAAATCCATTATATTGTGGATTGGTAATCTGTCCTACCACTTGTATGGTTTGTCCACTTAAGAAGTTATGTGTGGTGGTACCTGTAAATCCTACATTACCACTAGCGAAGTAATTATCCGTATAACTCCATTCTTCTATATCCTGAGATACATTGATTTCATCCCCTATTTGAAATGGTGTGTCTGTAACACCTGTAAATACCTCTGTTAAGAATCCTACATTACCACCAACAAATCTATTATCTACAAATGGTAATACATATTGTGATTCACTACCTATTGATAAATCATAATTGAAACGAGTGGTGTCCCCTAAGAAGGGTAAATCAGAAATGGTATCATCTAAATTCTGTGATACAAAATCCTTTAAAGTATTTGATAAATCCAATTTACATTCTCCTTGTAAATCAGGGTTTAATTTATATTTTATAACCCTACTTACTGTAGAGTCTAAGTTAGGTCCGTAGGGAGTATCAAACAATGAATCTAAGACAATATTGTATTCGTCTAAAACCGCTGTGATGATATAATAATCTGTGAATGTGTTACCATTGTCATCATCGTTTATAAACACAGTATCACCCTTACTAAAAGAATGAGGGGTTGTTGTTTCTAATGAGGTATATACAACACCATTTATATTCGCTGATGAGGTACCACTGAAGACAACCTTATCCCAAATGATATTTACTATATACTTATAGTTGTCTGATATACCAGCGTCTGGGTCTGATACTCTTAATGGTATAGCTGAATACGCTCCCATATGTTCTGAAGGTTGTACTAATACATTCATTTATATTCTATTTTATTGTTCTAATTTTATTAATTCCGCTTGTAATAGTTTCTCCATATTCTCTACCAATGTATCTTCATATTTATTCCTAAGTGTAGGGGACGTTTGAATCTCTGTCAGAGTCTTTTTCAATACGTTGGTTGGTTTAATACCAAACTTAAATATACTTCTAGCGATAGGGAATATAGCGTCTTTACTAATACCCTTTACTCTTACCCAATCCGCTATCGCTCTTATCGGTGGATATGAACCTGGTTTTCTACCCTCATCAACATATTGTAAATAATCGTTCGCTATTAGTTGATATTGTATTAACCCCGCTTGTTCCTTAAGTTTGTATGATATGGAATTGATTAACGCTGATGACGCTACCTTACCTTCTTTCTTAAGTAACCTTATAAGGATTTTAACATAGTCTTTACCAAACTCATTTAAAACCTTCTTATCGTATAAATCTACTTTCGCCATTATATTGAGGGTGTTGAACAGTTAAAGTATATTAATTTCATTGGTATATCCGCTACCCATCCAGTAACCCTATCATCTGTATCATCAAACGTTGGTTCAATAGATATATTGTCATCCATTAACTTAACACCTTGAAACCTTAGTTCTGAGGAGATGTAGTTGATGAGGTCTTGTACTATCATTAAACAATCTGAGATGATTTCCTGTTGGTTATCACTATCCAATCCATTCTCTTCTAAATAGTTCTTCTGATAGTTTATTTGGTCTACCACTATGAAGGTAAGGTTCATCTCTGGGATTTGGGATTTATTTGATACCGCTATTGATGAGGGACTTCTATGTGTAACCCATAGATAAGGGAATGACATCTTTCTACTTACCCCTATATCTGAAGTAGGTCCGTAACCAAAGTCTTTTAATTGTTGATGATTATCAGAGAAGTCTGAAAACTTCTTGATTAATTCATTCATTGTTATTATTTTTGTATCACCTGTTAAACTCATAATATCTATTTTTGTTTCATTAGACTCTCTCTAACCTTTGAATCTTCGTGTAAATAAGATAACCAATTTAAACAACTGATATAATTCTTCTTATATATCTCCTCATCTGTTGTATTCAACTCTTTAACGAGGATGTGAATAATCTTATGCCATCTAAATTGTTCTCCTAATTCTGTCGGTCCACCTATTTCAAATCTACTTTTCTTTTTCTTCTTTATTATTTTTTTACCAAAGAGGTTTTTGTAGTTCCCTCTGAGGTAGTCACGCCACTTGAAAAAAAAATCATAATAGCGTATACACTCTCAATTGATAATCCCTTAAACATTTCACTCCTCTCTTCTATAAAGACAGATTTAAAAGATTCTAAATTACCCTTTTTAGTTTTCTTTCTTAAGAAGACACATAACATCTTATCAAAGACACTCATTATATTATCCCCAGCGTCTTTAACCAATGTCTCTATAGTTATCGTCTCACCCATTGTAAGGGAGTTGAAATCATTCTTTATATAGAATACCTCATCCCCTATCGTTACGGATTCCTTCTTATCTATGTTAACATCTTCTTTCGTATACTTTAACGTATCCTGTATCAGATGAAACTTATCTACAGGTACCATCTCAATTATCTCTAATGGTATCCCTGTTAATATTGTTGTCATTCTCATCACTGAGTTAAGAGGGTTCTTCTCCTCCTTACTACTCTGTTGTAATTCAACCAATTCCATAAACTGACCTACTGTAACCTCATCCCATTGTTCTGGAACATCAAATGATTGTGTCTCATCATCTATTTCAAAATTTACTTTTATCATATCGTTTTCCTTTTATTATAAATATTAATTACCTATTTATGTTTTTACTTATTCTTATACTTCATTATAGTGTGTAGGATTATCCAATTCTGAATGGACGTGTACCTGTAGTTCTCTTACCTAACTTCATCATCACAGCGTATCTACTAGCGTCAATCAAATGATTATGTGAATCGATTGGAACATTAAGGGTATTCCCCTCTTTATCTTTCTTCCAGTTGTATTTGGTTAACTCATCTTTTAGATTGACTGACTTCTTAGTAACATTTATCTTATATTCCTGTAAAAGGTTTATACCAAATAAAATACTATCTCTACCTTTGGTTACAGGTTTAACATTATGTCCATACCTCTTTAACTCCATTATAGATTTAGGTTCAGAACTATCAGCGAAGACTTCTCCTACAATCCCCTCAGACTTCATTATATTCGATATGTCGGAGTTTAACAACCCCTTCCTATAGAACACCTCATCGAGAATTATTTCATCGTTTAATTTGTACAAACCAACGAGGGTACTGGGGTCATTTGTAAACCCAAAATCCATCCCATAACAAATCAGTTTAGCGTCAGAAGGTATCTTATCTATCTCATTCCAACTATCGAAGATGACGCCTTCGAGAGTCCCGATTTCCCCGCAACCATAAACTTTCCACCAATTAAACCAATAATTAGAGGTTTTACCTTTATCCCTATTAGTCTCTAATTGTTTAACTATCTCTTTGTCCAACGCCTCATTATCCTTATATGTAAGAATAAGAAGTTCTGAATCATCTTCCTTTAGTATTTCATTGTGAGCCCAAAA